GTTCAGACGTGTGCTCTTCCGATCTCAGTTTCTCCCCCGCCTGATCCACATTGGCATCCAGGGCCGCGATCATCTTCGTCAGCCACGCCGGGATGGGCGCACCCAGGGCGCCGGCGTTCTCGATGATGGAGCCAGCTTCGGTGAGGATGTACCAGATCACTACCAGGGGGCAGAGCAGCACTGTGTAGGTGAAGGGCAGCTCCACCCCGGGCACGTTACCCAGCAGGTGACCAATGACCGTGTCCAGGATGGCAGCCACGATGACGGCCACCACGCTGCCCAGCTTGTGCCAGATGCCGTCCCGGGCTGACTTGCTGGACCACTCCCCTGCCCGCAGGGCGGCGGCAGAGCCGGTGGCGTAGTCGATGAGCATACAACCCACCCATGCCATCACCACCCAGCCAAACCAGCCCCACAGGGCGGTGAGGGCGGCACAGAAGGCGGCCACCGCCGCTTTGAAGGAATTGATGTGCTCCATGTCAGGCTCCTTTCTCCGGCAGCAGTCCAAGCCTGTCCAGTACCACGGCGGCCTCCTGCCGGGTCAGCCCGTCACGGGGCCGGGTGCCGTCGAAAACACCGGCGGCCACGGCCTTGCTCCACGCCTCCCTGGCCCAGGAATCCGGCTCATTGGGCTGCCCGCTCTCCTGGTCTGGCTCCTTGACCTCCAGGCCCAGATAGTCACAGATCCCGGCGCAGGTGGCCTGGGCCAGCTTGTCCCGGTAAGTGGTATCTTTCAGCAGGGCCAGGTCCTGAGCGTTGGTGTGGAACCCGTACTCCAGCAGCACCGCCGGGGCGGTGGTGGCGGCCAGCACCGTGTACATCTCGTGGGCCAGCCCGCTGCCCCACAGCACCACACCGGCGGCCCGGGTACGGCTGATGATGGCAGCGGCCAAACGGTTCCGGGCCGCCGTCTCCGGGGGCGCAGAGGTGAATGCCACAAAGCCCCGGGCAGAACTCCCGGCGGCATTGGAGTGCAGGGAGACAAACAGATCGGCCCCCGCCCGGTTGCTGACAGACGCCCGGGCGCTGAGACCGGGATAATCGCTCTCCGCCTCCCGGGTGCCTACCACGGTGATGCCCTGTGCCTCCAGCAGAGGCCGCAGGCGGGTGTACAGATCCCAGGTAAAGTCACATTCCTTGTAGCTCCCATCCAGGGAGCCGTTGACGCACCCCGGCCCATGTCCGGGGTCCAGGCATACAATAGGTTTGCTCACAGGTTTATCCTCCTTGTCCGGCGGCGTCTCCGCCGTCTTTTTTGTCCAAACGCAGATCCAGTTGTGGACCTTGCGGGTAGATTTGATCTGCTCCCCGGCAAAATCACACTGGGACGATCCCCCGCCATCCAGCATCATGGCCGAGTCGCAGCCAAGGGCCAGCAGTTCGCGGGTCAGTTCTTCGGGGCTGCTTTCATCAGCAGTCTTATCGCCGGAACAATACAGCACCAAAGCGTCCTTTGTCATACCGATGGCAGACCGGCCGCGTACGCCGTCCTGTGCGTCGTCATAGGTCTTTTCTGGGTACTTTGCTCCGTTTTTGATGATGGGCGATACCGCCAGATAGTTGGCGTTGCCCTTCCAATCCAGGGTCATGTGGATATCCGTGCCCGTCCATCCGTAGCCGTGGACGTTGCCCCAGGGTGTTTTGGACAGCAGCTTCCCTCCAACTTTGAGGCCAGCGCACGGGGAGCCGTCAGAGGTATTCCACATACCACCGTTGAGGATGTAGTCTGCGCCGGTCGAAGTCTTAACCTCAGACAGAGACTTGCGACAGTTGGTGACCACGATCTCCAGGCGGCTGATCTGGTCCAGAGGAACAAATGCGATCTCTTTACTCATTGGCGTTCTCCTTCCAGACAATTTCTTCCACCTGTTCTGCGGTGATGTACTTGGGCGAAAATGCTCTGACCTGCTCAGTGGTCAGGCGTCCCATGACGAACTGGAGGCGGATAAACTCATACATTTTGAGTCACCCCCATCATAGACAGCATAGCGCTTTCCAGCGCAGAGGTACGCTCTTCCAGTGTGGGCTGTTCAATCGCAGGCGGCTTCTTTGCCTCTTCAGCTTTCCACGCCTCCCACTTCTCAGTATCAGGTTCGATGGTCACCGGGTCGGTGCTGGTGATCTTCACAAAGCCGTTGTACTTGGTATAGACCGCTTCCTGCTCTTCGCTCAGTTCCAGAAGGCCATCGGCAGGAGTGCTTTGGTTGCTCATAGTTTCTGGATTGATATACATTTTCATCCTCCTATCCAATGGCAACGTAATAATACTTTCTACCTTCATAATTCATCTGGCGTCCTGCATTTACGGTGCTATACCATTTTAATGTTTTGCCAGTCCGTGACACTTTGCAAGTATAAGCCCCTTCTCCAAGTTCAAATGCAGATGAATTGGTTCTCACAACCAGCAAGGGCCATGCTGACTGTGCCCCTGATATTTCGCCACTGATAATTACCAGCTCAGGGTAAAAGTCAAATGTCAAACTATTTTGTGATCCAGAACCATAGGTACCTGTACCGACGTAAGTCCCAAATTTTAAATTGGGCGGGGCTGGCAATTTACCAATTTCTTCATCAACGTATTTTTTTGTCGTTATACTTGAAGGACCATTCGGCGTATATCCGTTTCCAGCACATATACCATAGGAACTGCCAGTACGCGATATATAAAAAAAGGTATCGTTGATAGTTGTGCCTCCGAATAAAAGGACCGGCACACCACCAAGAGACTGAAACTTAAGTGGAAATGGATTATTGGAATCTCCATTATCCAAAAATGGATCACGTTTATTTGCAATAATTTTGTGACTGCCAAGATTGATATCACCATTCATTCTACCGCCGTTCAGAGGTAACCAAATGGCTTCTTTGAGTTTAAACCCTCCGGCATCGTCGGCTTGCAGGATTTTGTCCATGTCCTCCGCTCCGCTGGGAGTTGGGATCTGAGTTTCCTCAATAATGGTGATGGTGGCGCTGGTGCCCATGGCCTGCATGGAAATGAAGTGCTTTTTGCCCTGGTTGTACATCACATTGGAGTAGTAGGCCACGGTGGACGTTTTGTCATAACGGCGCAGAGTAATGGTCATACCGTCCATAGTCGCGGTCACCTCTGGGGGCGTATCGGACAGGAGTTGCTGCATCTGCTCTGCGGTAATGGTGAATGCGTGCCCGGAAGTCTGAGCGCCGAAGTCCAGCGCAGTCCGCCCCTCGGACAAATTATGAAGGGCCACGTCAATCTTGTCCATGTTGCCGTTCTGGACATTGATGTTGTAGTAATCAGATTCATCCGGCTTTTTCAGCCCATAGTGGGTAGTCTGGGTGCTCATGGCATATTCCCCTCTCTCATGGTCTCGTGGGTATACCCGGCCAGCGCCGCGTGGGTGTAGGGTTTCAGCATAGCGTGGGTGCGGAACAGGTATTCATAGCTGAAATCCAGGTGGGCCGGCTTGATCTCATTGATGGCGGCGGTAAGGTCGTCAATGTTAGGCGGGATGCCCAGCACCGACACAAACTTGATCACAAAATAATACTGGTCGTTGTGCTCCACCACCTCCACCTGTCCGTTTACAAAGGAGGCCGCCACCGCCTGGATCAGTTCCACCGTGGGCGTCCCCTGTCCACGCAGCTTGGAGATGAGCCGTGTACGGCGGAAATCCAGGTCTTTGGACAGGTCCACCGGAATGCCATAGGCGGTCTCCCACAACTCCAGCCCCCAGCCGCTGGCAGTCTGAGGCCACAGCTGGCGGAGGGTCAGCTCCAGATCGGCTCCCGCCCGCCGGCACATCTCCCCCAGCACCCGCTGAAGCTCGGCAAAGGGGATGCTACGGTAGAGCTCAGGCAGCTGGAGCATGAGGTCGTATCGGTCCGTCATGCCGTCACCTCCACCGTGCCCACTGTTGGGGCCTTGTCCGGCTGGATCTCCACATCAGCCTTGCCGCCGTTGACCGTCAGGGTGGTGGCGTTCTCCACGCCCTCAATGGTGAGCAGCAGGGCCAGAATGCGGTTATAGATCACCGTGTATGCCTTATCCTCTCCCGGCCCGTAATAGATCACATCGTATTTGGAGCGGATCACATCGGCCAGGTAGGCTCCCAGCCGCTTTTCCAGCTCCGCCTTGACGGTCTCCGCCGTGGTGGCGGAGGAGATGACCACCACCGCCGTCACATCAATCTCGACGGCGGTGGGCGCCGATACCATGGCTGTGGCCCCCACGGGCCGCTGGGCGTCAATCAGGGTCTGACAGGCGCTCACGATCTCCGGAGAGGCGGGATCCATGGTGGAATCCACCAGAGTCACACCCACAGTGCAGGGGCCCTCCGCCAGCTCCACCACCTTGGCATCCCCAACGCCTGGGACGCTCAGCGCCCACGCCCGGTACTGCCAGCCATTTGCGCCGTTGTAAGGCTTCTGCCGGCGCTCCTGGATGCGCTGGAGCAGTGCGGCGTCACTTTCGGCGTCGGTACCACCGTCGGCCTGCTCATTGGTATAGGAGGCCAGGCCGGGCAGATTGACAAACATACTGACGATGGCGCCGGGGCCCACATTGTAGGCAGCCCCCTCCTGGACGGCCTCCAAGATTCCCTCTGCCGTCCCCCCGGCCGGGAGTGTGACCTCATTTACCAGTGCAAACTGGAGTCCTGTGGCGGTCAGGAACAGCGTGCCCGCCGGGATCACTGTACCGGCCGTACCGGTTAGCGTGATGTCGCACCGGGCGCGGGTCCCGGGCCTGCGGGTGATGTCGAAATAGGTCTCCCCCACCAGGTCGATATAGGCGCCGCTGGTTTCGTCCACAAAGAGCATGGACACCACGGCGGGAAGAGCCTGGTAAAACTCGCTGATCTGCCGTGCCGCCGCCCCCACAGTGGCGTCGGCATAACTGCCCGCCATGGAGGACAGGCCGGTCTCCTGGTCGATGTCGGCCAGCATCTCAGCCTTAATCTGCTCCTGGGTGCGGTCCTCAAACATAGAAACCCTCCTTCCCGTAGACCGTGGTAAGCTCCACCTTCATATGGAACGTGGAGCCATCAAAGGATGCCTCCGTCACGTCTACAGCGGTAATATAGGGAGATACCAGCAGGGCGTCCTGCAGGTGTCGGGTGGCCTCGCTGATTTTGGTATCCGCCTGGTATGGCTGGCCCACCAGGGCCTCCAGCTCGCAGCCGTAGGACCAGGAAAAGGCCGCCCATTGATAGCGGGCAGTGGCAACCGCCCGCCAGGCCCAGCTTTTGACCGCCTCCAGGCCGGTGACCACCACCGGCTGGCCGCTCTCCCACCGGGGCGTCCCAGCCTCATAGTCCATGGCCACGTCTGTGTAGAGAGGTAGTTCCACATTCTCAGCAACCGGTGTGGAAAACATGGGGAAAAGCGTCATGGCGTCACCACCTTACAGAGGATGTAGTAGGTCTGCCGGTCCGTGGATAGCACCGCCACACTGTCCCCCGCCTGTAAGGCTGCCGTTTTCCGGGTCAGATCTCCAGGCTCCACCTTCGTAGTCACGGTTCCCATGGCGCCCGTGCCGGTCAGTGTGCCGGACAGGCCGGGGTCATACCCGGCCAGCAGCGCCGCATTGATCCGCAGGGACTCCGCCCCTACGTCCAGCCCGTCCAACCGGATCCTCAGCGGAGCGGCGCTGACCACAGTCCCGATCAAAACCGGGGAGGGGTCGGCCACCTGTCTGGCAGCCGCCCCCATGCTCCGGGCGATCCGCCCGGCGTTTTCTTCAAATGTGTTCACTTGACCTCACTCCCTGAGATGGTATCGTCCGCCAGATTACGGAAATTCAGCTTGGCCTTGCAGTAATACTGGCCGTTCTTCCAGGTATGGGTGTCGCTCTCGATCCAAAACAGACCGGTCACCCCGCTGCCGGTATCCCGCAGCTTGACGGCATTGCCGGAGATCAGCCGGATATCCCCCAGGGTCTCCACCGTCAGGTTCTGCTGGAGGCCGTGGTCCTCCAGCCAAGCCTTGGCCTCCGCCCCGGCATCCTCCCCATCCTTTTGGATCAGGACGTGCTCCAACCGGCCGTTAAGGCCGATAGAGTCCTTGTCCTCCACCCGGCGCACCAGGGCGCCGGTATCAGTACGGATGGCCACGCTGTTTTGCAGGTTGGAGATGTCCCATGTGTTGGTGACCCCCATGGTGCTCTTGATGTCCAGTGTGGCGGCGCTGGGCTTCTCCAGCACCTCCAGCGCACCCGCACCGGTAAACCGGGCCAGATAGCGCTTCCCGTTTTTCTGGGAAGCCAGGGCATACAGAGACTTGATGATCTTGTCCAGCGCTACGCCGGGGAACTTGCGGGACACGGTCAGCCCCGTCCTGGCCAGACTTGCCACCGGAATACTGTAGTCCCGGCAGATGGCGGCCACGGCGGTCTCCGGCGCCGCGTTCGCAAATTGGTACCAACCCTCATTTTTTACCAGGTACCGCCCCCGGTCCAGGGCGGACAGGTCCACCACAGAGGACTGAGAGCTGGTGGTGGCGGAGAGCAGCGGCCCGGCAAAGAGCTGGGTCCCCTCCCGCCTGAAGATCAGCTGAGCGCCCTCCACCAGCTCGGGCGGGGTGACGCTGCCGTCTCTGGGTACCGCCAGTGAGGCCGACAGCTCCCGGGCGGTCTGGCTGTCCGAGCCGCTCCAGGTAACGGTCTGGACCAGCTGTGTCACGTCTCTGGAGGTCCCGCTGGGGGCCGTCAGGATCAGCTCATAGTCCATACCGTCACCTCATGGCCGCCTGCTCTTTGGCAAGCTGGACCTTCCAGACCTTATCTTCTTTGCTGTAGACCGTCTTTGTGGCCTTGGCAGTCTTGACGCTGGCGCTCACCTTCGTGGCTGCTGGCAGCTGGTCATTGGGCGGGATGGTGAGCACCTGCCCGGGATAGATCAGATTGGGATTCTTGATGATCTTGCTGTTGGCGGCTGCCAGCCGGTAGGCCAGGCTGCTGTCCCCGTAAAATTTGCGGCAGATCCCCGAGAGGGTGTCTCCCGCCTGGACGGTGTAGGTCCGGGTGGAGGCCGCGCCTGTACTGGCATCCCTGGACGTCTGGGCATCGCCGCCGGAGATGGCCAGTACCGGCGTCTCCGGCGCCGTATACTGCCGCAGAGAGATGGAGGCATAGACATCGTTGGTGCCGTCCCGCTCGCCATAGGTCACGCTCTCCAGCAGCACCAGGGCATTGGTAGGCGTCCCCGACACGATCCAGCGCACCGGCTTGCGGCTGTCGCTCCACCGCTCCAGCTGCTCCAGGTACACATAGGGATTGGCCACGGCGCCCGGGTTGCAGAAGGGATACAGCCTGGCCGGAAACAGAACATCCGCCAGGGTGCAGCTGCCCATCAGGCGGCCGCCGGGCAGATTGATCTCCCCCAGCTGATCCAGCTGGATGGTCTCCACCCGGCTGCCGTGGGTCCAGTCGTAAGAGGGCGGCGTCACCGGCAGAACCAGCTCCTTGCCGGCGGCCGGTTCCAAAAAGGATATAATCCGTCTCATGACAGCACCCCCGCCGCGAATTTCAGTTCGATCTGGTCGGCCAGCCGTTGGGCGACCTCCTCAGCAGACACCCCCGCGCCGAACTGGTTGCCGGTTATTGTGATGGAAATACTGCGTCCCGGCTTGCTGTCCGCCTCCCGGGCCTCCCGGGCGGTGAGGACCCGTTCTCCCTCATGGAGGAGGGCGGGGAAATCGTCGTATGGGACCCGGTCCAGGCCATAGGCATAACGATAGGAGTTACGCTCCCGGACATTTGCGGCAACCGATCCTTCCGGCATGGCATCGCTCCACCTGCTCACCTGCGCTGCCGCCCAGCCCTTGGAATACTCCTGTCCCTTCCGGTAGCCGGCGTCCCAATAGGCGTCGTTGCTGGCAGTGTCATCCCGGATCGTAGCAGCCATTTCAGTCTCCAGCTGGAGCATTAGCTGGGCGCCCTCGCTGGCATTGTACTCATTCATGCCGCGAACCTTGGCCTCCATCAGCATCCGGCCTGCCTCGGCATAGCCCTCATCCGTACCTTCCGACATGGCAGCCTTGTACTCGTCGGAGTTAATGACTGCATCCATAGCGTCCCGGATGTACTGCTCCTTGCTGTTCTCCAGCTCGGCCTGCCAGGCGCCCATGGCCCGGTTGGCCTCCTGGATCAGGGCGCCGCTCTCACCGCTGAGGTAGTCGATCTCCTCCTGAAAACCCTTCTTCCGGGTCTCGTTGTACCCCTCACCGTAGGCATTATCCATTTCGGTCTGGGCATCGGCCAGGGTGGACTCCAGACCACTGAAAGTCTGGGACATCTTGTCCATGGCCCCGTCGTACTGTTCCAGCCCCTGCTGGATGATGTCCACCGCCTTTGTGCCGGAAATGGAGCCTTTGGAGATCATGTCGTAGATATCCCCCTGGCTCTTGCCCAGGGCGTCGGAGAGCATTCCGATCACATCGATGCCGCGGTCCTGGAAGGCGTTCAGATCCTCCAGGCCCACCTTGCCGCTGGACTGCATCCGGCTCATGACCTGGGCCATATAGGTCATGCCGCTGGCGTCCACGCCCACGGCGCTGCCCGCGTTGCCAATGCCCTCCATCAGATCCAGCATCCGCTTCTGGTTTGTACCGAAGCCGGTGGCCAGAGCACGGGACATGGCAGTCAGGTCACTGTATTCCATGGGCGTGCTGGCCGCCATCTCCCGAAGATCTGCCAGGTATTTGGCGCCCTGCCCGCTTCCCAGAAGCTGGTCAAACGCAATCAGGTCCAGCTCCCGCTGGGCGGCGGTGGCGCTGCCCGATGTGATGGAGGTGGAAAGATCCTCAAGCTGTCCCTGTGTGGCCTCCTGGACATAGGCCTTAAATGCCTCATCCCGCTCCTGATAGATCTGGGACCCACCCGTTATGAGACCGATGCCACCGCCGATGACAGCGCCGGCAGCCATCCCCGGCAGTCCCAGCAGGCTGCCCAGGGCTGCACCCTGAACCGCTCCGCTCAGGCCGCTGGAGAACATGGTGCCGGCGTTGCTGCCGAAAGCGGAGCCCACGAGGGCATCAGCCCATTGCCCAGCCGCGT